GTACCGTTAGTTGATACTTTATCAGACCCAAAGTCTAAGACAGCAATAGCTTTATTACTATTAGATGAATTATATATTAATGCTCCTCTAGCTGAGAATGTTGTACTTGTAAAAGATATATCAGCAAAATCAATAATTGCTGTTCCACCAGAAGCAGATGTTGCACCTAGTGAAATAGTTACACCAGTTAGTGTACCACCTCCAGGAGCATATCCACCACTTGATACAACTTCATTAGACGTTGAGTACGCAGCCGTACCCGCAGATAATGAAGCTACACTTGTGAATAAAGCTATCTTTAAGGTATCAGTTTTAACCTGATGCCCTTCTTGTAAAACTTCCGACTTAAAGGAATTACATACAGCTTGTGTTATGGCCATTTTTAGTTACCTCTCTTTGTAAATGTTGAATCATCAGGACTCCACCCAGCATCACCAGTTGTAGCTAGTACAGTATCTGGACGTGCATCCCTCAAGTTTTCATTGTCATCAATTCTTGGAGTTTTGTTCTGCGGATGATCTTGAATATTATATCGCCCATCCGTTTCCGAAGCTCCAACAACTAATCCCGTAGGCTCTTTGATTCGTTCAGAGTATCTAAATCGAAATCCTGATCGATCGCAGATAAAGTATGCATACTTACCTCTTGCCATTATAACCTAAACGATGGCTTAATCAAAAGACTCGCCCTTTCTTTATCAGCATACATTGCTGAGGTTAGTTCTTCTTCATACATCTGTTTTAACATACTGGCTCGTTCTGACGTAATGCCTGGTCTTTTAATAGACATCTTATAGGCAAGACCAGTTGATAAGCACGGTAAGAATCTGAATGGTATGTCTGCATCTTGATTAGATTTAGTTACGTCTTCTACTTTATTAAAACTAAAATATGATAATAATGGTGTGCCACCTGTAGTCGTAGCATCTGGAGTAGGCCACAAATATAATTCTGCTGCATCTCTTAATCTATTAACAGCATATTGTGTCGGTCTACCTGTTTGTGTTTTGTTTGTAATTCTTTGATAAGCTTCCATTGTGATTCGAGATAAAGCTAAGTCTGTATCTGTTGAGCCACTAACAGTTCTATGGACAAGTTCAGTTATATCTATAAGTGAAGTGGGTAATGTATATTTAGCTGTGCCACTTGTAATATCTAATGTAGCAATGTTTTGTTTCCATAGTAATATACCACGGTTCATCCAATCGATAAGGAGAAGGTTAAGTGTACGTCGTGCTTCTAATGGTTCAAACCCTAGAGTCTGTTCACCACCTAACATAGACATAGCTTCTTCAATTACGTCAGCTATATCTAGATTGAATGTTGTTGTGCCTGAAGTTGCCATGTTTACCCTCTAAATTTATTTGAGAATGATGGATTAACTATACCACCAACATTGTATTTAACTTTACCACCACGAGCTTTAGAATCCTTTTTAAACAAATTTTTTAACTTATTTTTAAATCTATCTATAGTTTCTTTTTCTTTAACTTTACGTTTATATTTCCCTACTTTTAGTTGTCTACCTATTCTTGAATTTTCAGGTTTAATTTCAGGACCATAACCATCATGTTGTGCATAAGGAGGATCTATATAAAATTTATGTGTTTTACTTTGTTTAATTCTATTTTTTCTAGTTTTTCTTTCTTTTTCAATTTTATTTAATTTATCGTCCCTAGATTTTCTTTCTTTTTCAATTTCACTACTCATATCTTATCCTTATCTATCATCGAAGTCAGTTCCGTATGATGGGTTGACTGTTCCTCCAGTAAAGAATTTACTTTTAACTTTACCACCACCAGCCATAAGTGGTTTTTTTCTTCCTGGTGAACGAATGTTTAACATGTCTTCAGGGGTACGAGGGACACCACCTCCAACTCCACCACCTCTTGTTGGTTTGCCCTCTTTAAGAAATTTATTAATTTTTTTTACTAATTTTTTTTCTTTTGGAGTAGATTTCATTGCATCTTTTCGTTTTTTTAAATCTTTTTTTTCTTTAGCTTTTTGTTCTGGTGTTTTGCTTTTATATTTTTTAATAGCTTCTTTTATATTTTTATCAAAGTCTGTCATTTTTTCTTATCCTTATCTGAATACAAATTATTAAATGTTGTTTCCCAGTCCATATAACTATCGTGTTGTTCTGCGGAGTGTTCCCACTGTGACGGTACAAAGTCTGGTGGTCCTTCTCCAACAACCCATAGTGCAGGATTGGTTACACGTACACGATTGTTTGGTAGTGCTACTATACAACCTTTATACGGACCCGATGTTAATTCCAACACATGTGATTGTTTGTGTTGTGCTGGATCATCCGATATATAACTGTCGGTATAGTCAACCGTAAACATATACTTACCATTATAGAACTCATCTGCTATTTTACACAACCACGGACTTGAACTAATTCGATCCATTCTGATGATGGCATGATTACGACTGGAGCAGTCCCAAGGTTGGGCTAAATGAGTCTGTATGTTTGGTGGCCATTCATCGAACGGTGTGTCCCCCACTAAAGAAGTTATTGGTATACGTGCCCACATAGCTCCACCGTGGGGATTAGGGTGGTCTTCGCCACATCCTGTAAACACAACTTGAAAACTCAAACAACGATCTGGGATAGTGCACACTGCAAAAGCCAAAGCATGGAGAAACTCTCCTTGGTATTTCTCGTGGTTATGTGTGAACTCTTTCCTCACCCAACACTTAAAGTGTGGGATATTAGAAATCGTATACGACACTACTTGGCTCTACCACCTCTTGCCATATACTTGGAAGTCTTACCTCCACCTTTCATTCTGTACTTAGATGTTTTACCACCAGCTTTCATACCAAAAGGTCTACCGTATTGATCGCCTATTGCAATCTTATCCATAGCTTTTCTTACTTTTGCTTTTTTAGTTGGCTCAGCTCTTCTTACAGCTTTATCAAGAACTCTTTTAGTTTTCTTTGGTTTAGGTTTAACTGTCTGTCTTGCAGATCCCCCAAGGAAAGCTTGGTTAACTCGACTTCCCTTACCTACTTTGCCCGCAACTATTTGTTTCCCTTTTAAAGCTGCTCTAAGAGATTTAGTTCTAGCATCAGTAGGTCTATTACTCTTTACTGTTTTAGTTGTAGTCTTTTTCTTTTTGTTTCTGTTTGCAATTGCTTTAAAGTCGGTATCTTTAGGTCTGGTATTACCTAGCTTACCTTTTACTGTCTTTCTTTTTTTTATCATTACCATTTTATAGTGCTCCTTGTAAGTACATTATTTCAAGTGTTAATATTATCACCGCCGCCACAACAGATACAATTATTATAATTGTATTTTTAAGTCGACGTTTCTTTTCTGCTAATGCTTTTAAAGCTTGTTTTCTACGAACTCTTTCACTAGCAATTTCTTTTTGTAGTCTTTCCCACTGTCCCGGAGAACCAAACAATAAAAACAACTCACGCATTTCATCACGAATACGTTTGGCTTCCTCTTTTCGAAAGTGAGCTTCGATTGCTGTCTGCTCAGTTCCTGTTAATTTCCCAAGTATACCACCCTTTTTTTCTGCTGCAAAACTTAATTCAGCTTCTGCTTTTGCTAGTTTTGTTATGGGTGAAACTAATGTACTTAAATCTCTACCAGCTTTTACGGCCGAGGATATAGCCGAACTAGCAGTCTTTAATGCTGCAAAAGCTGTTAATGGATCAATCATCGTCGTCTAGCTCCTTCGTTTAGTTTTGACTTTTTGTTTACGACCACTTGCACTAATCGGATATCGTATTGATGTAGGCTTTGGTCCAACGTTAGTCTTAGATCTTTTTCTTTTGACTGCTGAAGATTTTTGTCCAGCAGACATTCTATTAGCTACTGCTTTTGGGCGACAGACTGGATACTTTCTTTTTGACGACTTAGCTGATTTACGACCACATTTTTTACCAGTAGATATATCAACCCAATCTTCTTTAAACCAAGTCTTTAAACCTTTCTTAGCCATCTATCTGTACTTAGTTACTTTTCGACGGTTGTTCATAACTTTACCACAACTACGAGCTATGCCACCATTCTTTAATTTAATCTTACCACCAGCAGCTTTACTAGGCTTTGGTCCTCTAAAATCTTTTCTCTTTTTACCACTCGGTCCTTTTACTTTACCAGCACAAACTTTAGATGCATAAGCATTTGCATAAGCTGAAGGATAGACGGCGAACTTACGTTTAGCAGCAGCTTTACCTCTAGGACATAGCTTTGTCATATCTGTAACCCCATCTATTCTCTGATAAGTCCCACACTCTTTTTGTAGCTTGTGGAATTTTAACTAGTAAGTTATTAAATTTAATTACGTTTTTTGTTACTTGCACATTTCCTCCGTTTCTTTTTCTTGCTTGGTGGTTTTGTTACTTGTTGTCCTATATTAGCACGACTTATTACCACATTAAATACCTACAAGTATCTTTGCAATAACTGATGTTGCTCCTGATTGCATAACAACTGTAGCACATACAGCACCGATGACTAACCATTTAACTTGAAAGATAGATTTTTTAACACAACCCATATCTGTTTTAAGTTCAGATACATCTTCACGTAACTGAGCCTCACGTTCAATGTGACGTGTTAATTCAAGTTTAAGATCTGTTAAATCTTTATCAGTCATAGTTTAGAATATCCAACACCATAATAGTAAACCAACTATTGCGGCTATGTACCAATGTTTTTTACACTCGGTACATTTAACTTTCTCTTTTATTTTTTCCCATATCATATTTATATCTAACATTTCCATCTCCTCCTTGCTTGACAGATTCTTTTATTAGGTGTCTTTCGACAGTTAATATTATGCATCTTAGCTTGTCCCGCACTTCGTGAACAATAAGACTTTCTTCTTTTCGCAGATTTACTACCCTTTGCGACTTTACCAGTAACAGCAGTTTTTAATTTAGAACCAGGATTAGCACGACGGTAAGCAGCTACACCTTTAGCCGACATACCTGCGCCTTGTTTAGTTGGTCTAAAGTTACCAGACTTAACACTGGACTTTATACCCATGCCTTTCTTTTTCTTACGAACAGCCATGCGCTATCCTACAAAAAAAGTACCAGCTACACTAACTCCTGCATTCATAGTTACGTGTAAATTTGTTTCGTAACGAATACCCGCATCTTCAATATATTGGTCGGACGAACCACCGGCAATTAGTCTTTGTTTCATAATAATTGATCCAGCGGCACCACCATCTCTTAATACAATATCAGTTGCTGAAGCCATACCATTTACTATGCTATATCCTCTAAGTCTACCCGGAATTGAATCTATCGTAGATGTAGATGTTGCGAATATTGTTTTTATATTTGTTGCCATATTTAATTCCTTATAAATAAAAGGGGTCTGTTAAGACCCCCTTTACTAGTTAGATTATGCTCCCGCAGAACCGTAATAAGATCTCCAGTCACTGAAACCAAAGCTATATCTTTCTCTAGCTTTGAATCTCAAGTTACCAGTATCAAAGTCTGGCTCCATCTTTGTAGCTAATGGTGCTCTTACGAACATTTTAGCTCCATTTGGAACATCGGTTTTAATGAAGTACGCATTGGTATCTGTAAACCTATGATTTACAAAGTAGCCTCTAGGAAGCATACCCATAGAACGTATAGCATTAACGTCATTGACGTTTGTTACACCATCTTTGTTAGTTGGTCCAGTTCCATTTGATGCAAAACCAAAATGAACAGGAGTTGTAGATAGTGTACTAGCTAATATTTTCTCAGCTGTAAACTGTAGGTTTGGTGGTATGTGCAAAGATTCTGCACGTGTACCAGTTAAGATACCTCTGTCGTCTTGTGTATTTTGAACAGCAATCAAGGCAGTTTCTAGTGTTGTTTCAGAAAGATCTGAAGCAGCTAGTAAGTTGTCTTGAGTACCACCCACGACAGGGTGACTGTTAGAGAAGAATGCGACTCCATCTCCACCAGCAAAGTTTGCGTTAAAACCATTGTTAAACACATTTGCGGCTTTTACTTGTCTAGTAGTAGCCATTGCTCTAGCAAGACCTCTTGCACGAATTTTTGCAAATGTATCATACAAGTTATCTTCCATTGCTTCCTCAGTTACTGCGAAAGCAAGAGCTACGGTTTCATGTGAGTAACGGCTTGTGAACGATTCTGAAGCAGAATCATACTGTACCGCTGCACCTTCTGATTTAGTCGGTGCTTCACCAAAACCAGTGAAAAGAACTTCTTCTTCAAAAGCTCTATCCGAGTTTTCAATCTCAAACAAAGGAACGTGTTCGTCCTCTATTGAGCCATACTCCAATCCAAAGACTGCGTTTAATCCAGGAAGGAGCTGTTTAGCAATATTACCTCTATTTATAGCCATAATATATTCCCTCCTATGCTAAGTTGGCAATCGAGACCGTGGAACCAAGTCCGTAGTGATCTCTATGCTGGTTAATTTTAACTTCAATATTTGGGAATGCATCAGTTGCGGCTTCACCCGGTAACGTAGACCTTCTCAAAAGTCTTAAAGTCTTTGCTTGAACAGAGCCTGATCCGCCTTTTAAGCTAAATCCAGACATACCTGTGATTGTAGATCCAGCACTTAATGATACATCCATGTTCAAGTGAAGCTGAGTGTCTGCCACTGAAGCGCCTGCTTGAATTTCAAATGTAGCATTTGGATCATCAATGACTAGGGCTTTTGCTTCGCCTTGTCCGTGATGAACTTGTCCTGCTGGAAAGTAGTTATTAAAGGTTGGTTGCTTTGTATTTGGATCAGTCCAATTAGCACCCATAAAAACTCCTGCAACTATATCCGTTGCGGCTGAGACCTTATGCACCTTGCCACTAACAATCTTTACCAAGTCACCTTGGAAAATTGCAGTCGCATGAGCTGCTTTAACCCCATACTCATTCATACCACTGGTATTATAAGCACCGCCACGCATTCTAGAAGGTTGGAGTCCTCTAAAGTTTTTCGATGTTGCCATCTCTTCCTCCTTCAAAAGTAAGTGTTTAAGTTAAATTTTAACCGACACCCTTTATTTATCAAAGTGTGTAGGTCTACCTGTGGTAACTTTTGATCGACTATTGTTAGAGATTGGCATACGAGGATCGTTCTTGCTCATAAGCTGTCTGTTGATTGCATCAGTTTGGGATTGTGTGAAATCATTTACATGTTTCTTATACCCCTCTTGGTTTTCTATAGTGTTTGTTGCTAAAGCTACATCACCACGGATAACAAGCTTACCAAGACTACCAACAGATTGGTTTTGGAAACCAGCACTTAATTCAGGAACATCTTCAGGTCGGACAAAATCCCATCCTTCAAATTGTTTTTCCTGTACATTCTGATCATCATAAGTACCCTTTAAAGAAACTCTAATCCATCTAAGAGTAAGACCCTTTTCTGCAAATCGTTTAGTTACTTCTTCAGGTATCTTTAACCAATTCTTTTTCTCATATACACCTCGTTGTCTTTGAGATGTAGTTTGTGTTGCACGAGTCACTTTTACGTCATTTGTTTTTGGTGTAGTCATAATCAATTATTACCTTTCATTATCCACGTTATATATTTACTGTAGTGTAATCATCACCGGCCTTCTCGACCTTGGCTTTCTCTCTAGCATACACATCAAGTGGTACATTCATTTTTTTAGCAAGTCGAACATCTTCTTGAGACAATCGAATCTTACCTTTAGATGATGCTGAAGAACGTGACTTTCCAGCAACCACTTGAGCAGGTTTGTTTGTTGGTTCTTCCTGCTGACCAAACTTGTGAGGCATTTCTTTTTTTAGCCTTTTACTTATCTCAGTATAAAACTCTTCAGTCTCTGGATCAAAGCCCTCTGATAATAAATCTTCATTTATAATATGTGCGGCTTGTGTAGTAATCCTATCTTTATTATACCATTCACTGTTATCGGATATCCATTCTCTTGCTAACTTGTGTAATTTTGGAGGCTGTTTAGGTTGCTCAGTTGGTTTAGATTCTTCTTTCTTTGTCTCAACTGGCTCAGTTTTCTTAGCTTGATCTTCAATATAAAATCTTTTAGCTTCAACCATTCTAAGTTCTGTAGTTGCATCAGCAATTGCTTTTTGTGCCTCTAACAGTTTATCTTTATCACCTGAGTCATAAGCATTCTTATATCCTTCTTCAGCAAGTTTAAGCTTGTCTTTAGTTTGATTCTCATAACTAATTAAACTAGCCTTCTCTGTTTCTTGTACTTTTTGTGTTGAGTTTTGAAGTTGTGATTGAAGATCAGCAATCTGTTGTTGTTGCGCTTCGAGTTGTTCTTCTCTCTCTTTACGTTGTTTAACTAATTGTCTAATTCTTTTTTCAGCACCAGTAGTATTAATACCATCGAGTTCTTGAAGTTTAGAATCTATTGAATCTTCAGTCTCTTCTTTCTTAGTTTCAACTTTAGGTTGTTCTTTAGATTCTTCCGTAGTCTCTTCGACTTCGTATTCTTTTTCTGGTTCTTTTTGTTGGGGTTTTGAAACGTCTATAGTTTGGTAGCCGTCGTCTTGTGTTGTGTTTTCTTTATTCATATTTTCTCCGCAGTTACGAGTTACGATTACGTCAATAAGCTAATTATATAACATTACTTACTGATATCCAAATAGTTAGGATCAAGATCCGCTGGGTCTGGAATAACCATTAATACTTGGTCATCAAACAACAACAACATTCTAATACCTTTGTAAAAGAATTTATCACCTTGATATTTACCATAAACAACATAGTCACCAGGTTTACACCATGCTCGACCTTTAAACTTATCTCTATCAGCATAGGCAAGTTCGCCTACTTTTAAAACACGACCAATAGTTGTTAAGTATCTAGCATCATCTTTAAATTTATCAGGTAATAAAATACCACCTTTTGTTTTTTCTCTAATTGCAACTGGTCTAATTAAAACATGGTAACCAGGAATGTTAGGTAATACCTTTGGATCAGGTGATTCTTTATGTGTAATCCAGTCATCGTTACCAGCTATGGCTGTTGCTACTCCTGCTGCTTTCATTCTTCGTCTTCTCCTTCATTGTATAAGTTTTTTTCTGCTAATTTAATTTCTTCAAGCGCAATCGTCAAGCCCTCAATTATACCAACTTGATATTTATAGTCTGCATAATTTTCTGATGATCCAGTTGAAATAGTATCAACTAAATTATTTTTTACCGTTGTAATTTTTTCTGTGAGATAGTTAGCTACGGCATCCATACTTCATGCCTTTCAAATAATTCTTTTTCAGATTCATACATAGCATCAAGATATTCTTGTTTTATCATTGCATCTTGAACACTGATAGGACCAGATGAGTCCCGTCCTCCAATAATTAATTTACCATGTTCGTATACTGAAGGTTCATCAAACTCTTCTCCAAGAGCATCTAACATAATTATTAAATCATTACATAAAGTTTCCATGTACCCAATTTTAATATTTGGATAATGGTTTAAAGTGTAATGATCATAGTAATCTTTAACTACATTTTTATTCCCGACTATTTTAGTAAGGAATGTTTCATAATCCTCAGCTTGGCATTCACGTTCAAGTCTTAAATTGTCTTGCCAATTCCATTTATGACCTCTGGTGTTAGATTTTTTTCTAGAACGGTGGTGAAACAAACTATGCACAAATGTCATGGGATGTCTAAGGAATGCAAATGTTTGTTTAACTCTAACCTCTGGAGTATTGTGTGAATCATATATAGCATCTCCCACAGGCCTAGATTGTTTAACATAAGATAACAACATCTGTTTTACCCAACGACCACCAGTCTTGGGTACATGTATGAATACACTATTTTTAAGTTCTATTGCCATTTAAAAACAAAAAGTCTCCATCAGTTATCTCTGGCATGGTTAAAGCTATCTTTATTCCATTCTCAATATTTTCTACTAGTTTTAGTCCTTGGCCTCTGTGATTATAAAAGCAAGTATAGCCTCTATCAAAACAAAATTTAAATGTAGTATCAACTGGGTATTTATTAAACTTATCATATATCTCAATCATCAAATGTGGTTGATGTTTCTCTATAGTTTTCTTTGCACCATTTAAAACATCAAGTTCAGTTCCCTCGGTATCTATCTTAATAAAACAAATGTTATCTGCATGTTTGTGTTGTTTATCAACTGTGGAAACTTCTACATCTATTGGAAAACCATCCACTAAATTTTGAAATGATGAGTTGGATAATCGATGACTGTCTACATAAAATTTATCTTTCCCAACTTTATTGGACATTGCGATATTATATGCACTAAAATTTAGATGATCATTTTTAATTTTACATAACTGTTCGTAGACTGGAGGTACAGCTTCATAAGCATAGACGTGTCCAGAATGTAGTGCAAAAAATTTACTGTACTGACCAACCGCAGCACCGATATCTAAGACAGTTCCCTCAGAATCAATATGGTCTTTGGTTTGCCCTAACATAAATTCTTTTACGTGAAGGTCATAATAATATGGGTTGAATACTCGTCGTTGTAAAACTTCTTTAGATAGTGTGTTTAATAAACTCATGGTTTCATAATTACTTGTAATGCAATCCGTTCTCTAGTATCCACATGTGTCCCTCTGTGCCAACCAAAGTTCGGTTCAAATAATATAAAATTACTTTCATCAGATGTAAAGTGTTTTAATTTTTTATATAAATGTTTTGATACATCTGTACTATCTTTAAACTGCCTAGAAAAATATGAGTTCTTTCTAGCCCATAGAGGTAGTTGTGCATTTGAAGCTCGTTCTTCAACCGTTGAAAGAGTGTTAGCAAGTTGGTTGCTTTTGCAGAATAACATTTCAACATCATCAAACTTCCAACGATGACTTTCTGGGATATAAGCAAACGGTCCGTTTCCTCGTTGGACTGGATTAAGATAAATCATTGCTTTAATATAACTGTATTTTGGATCAATGTGTAATGTATATAAATTATTTTTAGGTTTGTGTTTTTGATCCGTTTGAAAATATTCGTTGAAGGTATCCTCTTTGTCACTAACGTGTAAGTTAATATCTGTTATAGTATAAGGTTCAGATAATATATTTAATTTTTTATAGATATCATTTAACTTATTATAAATTATGTGGTGGTTTGGTAGTCTTAATATTTTATCTTGAATCCTAGAATCTCTAACTGGATCAATAGATTTAAGATCAACTATTTCTTTTTCTAAACAATCAACCAAAGGATCTGTATCAATAATGGTGCTATAATATCCTAAGTCATCAAAACCTTTTGGTCCTTTATAGATAATGTTTTTAGATTTTAATTTTAATGTAAAGCCTGTTAAGGCAGACTGTAGTTGGTTTTTTAAAATAGGTGTAGGTTTTAGTTGACTATATAAATTATTAATTGATAAAGAAAATAAATTTATATCTAAATTTTGTATAGCTCGTAATAGGTCATTGTATATTGATGGGTGATCATTTTTATTAGGTTCGTAACCTTCGTCATCAAAACAAACGGCAGGATCAGGAAGATCAATGCCGTGGTTTGTTATGTTATTCACTCTGTTGTTTTTCTAGTTTATTAATATAAGCTAAAGTTGCTTTGTTTCTTTTTGTTAAAAATTTATCACCAGATTTTCGTTTATATTCTTTTCGTGCTGTTTCATAATCTTTATTAATAATTGCATTTGTAAAAGTTGGGAACACTTTAACTGAACCAACATTGTATGTATAGTCAGCTAATAAAGCTATTTCAGCTTCCGATAATTTACTAGGGTCATAACCCATATCAACTAAATCTTTTTCTGTTTGAATAATAGAATCAGCGAAAACTTTAGTAAATAATTTATTCTGTTGCTCATCTGTTAGTTGTAGTTTTTTATTTGCTTTTGTAAAAGCCGTAGCCTCTTCACCTGATAGGCCTGCTGCTTGAGATAATGACATAGCAACATCTTCGGCTACCCCTACATCCATTAATGTATTTTTAATTTGATCAGCTGTCTTTCCTTTCATATCATATCCTAAACCAATCGTTACCCCACTCGTAGGTGTAGGGTGGTGTGGTTTTGTACTGTTAGGACCAATCTCTTGATTATAGGTGAGTTCACTCATTTCTTTTGCTTTTCTCATATTCTCTAACTCCTTTTCTTGTCTTTCAATTTCAGATATCTTTTCAACCTCTTCCTCAGTTTCAATAATATCTTTTCTTTCAACTGGGATAATTGGTGCTTTAGCCATCTCCCTTTCAACCGCCTCTTTCTCCATTTGTTCTCTAATAGTTTTTTGAGGGTCGATCTGTTGAGCTTCAAAGGCTTGTTCTAAAAAACCTTTAGGTTGAACAATCGGTTGTTTAACAGCGAGGTCTGCTGCTTGTTTAAACTCCTCGGCTGAAGCTTGAGCTACCGATGAAGGTTGTGCAGCTCTGGCTTGTTCGACGAACCCTCCTCCTTGAAACTTTTGTTTGTCAACTAATTTTAAAAGATCCATTACCACTTTGGCTGTAAGGTTATCGTTTTTTTCTTTTTTACTTTCTTCTATCTTAGCCGCTTCAACCATTGCATCTATATTAAGTTTCTTTTCTTCAAGAGCCAGTTCTTTATCCTCACGTTCTTTCCTATTTATAACAGATTGTTTTTGTATGTCTAGGTTTTGTTGCTCGATACTGTCTACTCCACCTTGCGCTGCTAACTGGTTCGCTGTGAGAATCTGTTTGGCTGACTCTGCCATAATCATAGTTAGACTAGCGCCTTGGTCTACTTGACCCTCTTGCGCTTTCATTAGTCCACCCATCTGTTCTTGGAATCGAAGAACCATATGTTCTCGTACGTTAGCCATTATAATTGGTTCAACCATTTTCATAATCGGGTTGGCACCATTGAGCGGGTCTTGCAAGTATGCGGTCTTCACGGCGATGTGAGCATCGTGGTCTTGTCCTGGAAAAGCTTTAATCGGCTGTCCACGTGTAGCTGACATGATATCGGCGAGAGGGTCCTGTTGCATAGCCTGTTGGGGTGCATTCATAAACCGTTCTGGATTATCAACATTAGCCGCGGCAAGAACCGCTTTGTTTACTTCTGGCATGTTGAAAGTTCCTGGTGGTGACTGTGAAGCCAACTGTAACATCAGCTGAGCTTGGGCGAGTCTGTGTGAGTTCGATGGGATGTTTGGGTCACTAACAGGAATGACATCGACACGGCCATCAAAATCTTGCTTGAATATCTCGGCAGACTGTCCTATAATGTCATAAGGATAAGCAGTCGGTAAAAACTCATTGTTTATTCTAGCTAATATTTTAAACTCGTCCTTTTGGGACTTGTGGAGTCGTTTGTGAATTGCTGAAAAGAACTTACCCGATGCTTCTAATAATGCTAATGTCGTGCCAACCGGACCGTAGTTCGTTGCATCAGACACTACTTGATCTGTCGTGTCAGCAAATTTCTGACCAGCAGTGGCTACAAAGCCTAGCATTTGATAAAGAGTCTGAGACGGTTCTTTATAGGGAAGAGGAACAATGGATTTGCCCAAATCTAAACCCGTTGACTCAACATCACGAAACTCCCCCGGCATTATCGGAGAATTATCTCCAACAACTCTAACACCTCTGGCTTTGAAACCACCTGGTAAATTAGAGAATTGACCTGCATCAATCAATGCTCTCATTGCGGCTGTAGCTGACATTGTTAAATTACCAAGGAAATGAATTAAACCTAGTCCATAGAATCCGAAACCTGGTACAAACTTGTAACTAACAAAGTGTTCTCTCTTTACAAATCGTGAATCACCATCATTCCAGTTACGACGAATGCTTAAAACTTTTTTAGAACTTTTATCAATAGTAACGATGTAGGGATAAGCTACACCCGTTGGGCTATTAAATGGTTCTGGTAAATCTAAATACAAATGTTGTTCAAGGAGTTGATAGCTTGGATCGTATGGGTTCTCATCGTATGCCGATAGTCCCATAATCTGTTCTGCTTTAGATGTAATGTTACCTCTATCTGTTTTTTCTGGATCACCGAGATCAAGTTCGCTATACATACCCGCATCCATATCTTTTCGTAAATCATTCTCGCTACGATAAATAACGTGAGTGTATCTATCAGCACGACGTAGATCAGATACTAAGTTTGATACATGGAACTGATCAATAGGTATGAACTCTGATATCGGTCTGCCTAATGTTTCATCATAATAAACTTTTTTAACTGCCGTACCGATTAACGGTAGGTGGAATAACATCTTTTCAAACTCATCGAAATACTCTGGCATCTCTTCTGTGAGTTGATAGTTCATAAAATCTTTTACACGTTGCGCTTGTTTTTCTTTATCTGGAGTTTGTGATCCTACTACTTGAGTTTTAACTGGACCTTTACTTGGAAATAATTCTTGTGATGCCTTTGATTGAAACTTGACGGCATTTTCTATAATCAATGGATGTGTTGCAGTACAGGCCCCATCAAATGGTTCTGTTGTTTCTTCTAATTTAAGACCGAGTAAATCAAAGCCTCGTTCAAATGTCTGCTCCCATTCTTCTCTGGACTCTTTATCTGACTGATAGTTATCTAATACTGTATTGGATATTTCTTCTAGTTGATCCTCTTCCATTAAGTCAGCAAGGTTCGTATAGAAATCTTCACTGATAGAAGCCAGCATCTTACCACTGTTTTCGTTTAGAGCCATCTCAACTTCACCCGTCATTGGGTCTACGTTAACAGCTAAGTCCTCTTCTTGTTCTTCATTTATATTTACATCAATACCTAAAGACTCAGACTGTGTATTAAGCTTGTCTTTAGCTACGTCAATTGGTGCAGTTATATCATTGGGATTCTTTTCTATTGCCATGTTTAATTAGATACCTTCCAGTAGGTTGCCTTATTTTTTTTATAAGTATTGTCATTATCACTATAATACGGATCATGGGGATGTTGCAAGTGCCAAGAATCTTTCATATAATGTATCGCCATTACCATCGCATCCACTTGGTCGTCATGCGCCGCGTTCGGAAAACTGACGGCTTCATCAAATAATATTTGTGCCCACAGTTTATTTGGCAACCATACTCGACCTGACTCTACCAAGGGTGAGGCAGCATAGGCTCTCGCTACTTTATCACGATCAGGAGTATACTCAAGTATTGGTAGACCCGCTCTTCGTAAATCTTGTATTAACGATTGCCCACTGGCTTTCTTCTCTATTATTATAATGTCTGGGTCGTGTTCATCAAATGCATCTTGTGCATTACTTCGTAACTCTGGATATTCGAAACGACCTCGAACACTACCTAATAAAATTAAATTACCGATATCTCTTTCAGTTCCTTCACTATCTGTTTCGGTTGTAACAAAGATACCCCAGGTTTGAATTACACTATAGTCTGCTGTAGTTCGTGTTGAAAAAGCAGTATCCATAGTTTGTATTATAAAATCACACTGAGGTGGATCTTTCTCATCCCATATTTTAAACCACGATTTTTTAAGTATACCACCCTCTGCTGGTACAGGATTCTGCATATATAGTGATTCCCAATATCGTGAACCGTTGTGTCTGCGAATTTCTGCCTCATCGTTTTCTAATATCTCTCTTGGTTTCCATTCTGGAAAATATGATTCACCAACTGGTAGGTTTAGTATCTTACTACTATTATCGTCAACCCACGCAGGTATTCGTATAACTTCCCAGTTCAAAGCTTTATCTGTGTCGTCACCTTGATTAGATAACAACCAACCACATATATCATCCTCGTGATATCGAGTGTTGATTATTACAATAGAACCATTCGGCATAAGTCTTGTTCGTAAACCTGCTGGATACCACTCTTTAATATATCTTCGACCTGCTTCACTGAATGCATCTTCCTCTGACATTACGTCATCAAGTAAAGCTACGTGCGCACCACGACCAGCAATCTGTGTTCGTACACCTGCTGCTACATATACACCATTCTTATTAGTTTGCCACTTACCTGCAGCCCTGACATCCGATCTTAACTTGACATCTTCAAAGATAGATTGATAATCTTGATCATTAACTACATCTCGAACACTTCTACCAAAGTCTGATGCTAGTTGATCACTGTGTGATACCGATAATATCTCGTGATTAGGGTGACGACCTAGATACCATGCTGGAAATAGTTTAGAACATATCAAAGATTTAGAACTACGTGGGGGTAAGAAGACCATCAGTCGTTTAATATTACCTTGTTCTACTTGTTGTAGCTTTTTACTAATAACATCTATGTGTTTGCCCATTTTAAAGTCAGCAACTAACTTAGGTGCAAAGGCTTCTATGAATCCAGAGAAATTATCACGGACATTTTGGAATGCAAGGTAACGAAGCTTAGCAATATCTTCGTCGCTTATAGGTTCACTACTCTTTAGGTTCATCGTTTGACGATACAACTTTTAAACCAGCTATTTTTACTAAACGAGCCACATCTTTTTTCTTATCTCCCGTTTCAAAACCAGTTGTCTTTACAGTTTGCTCTACTTTATCTACAAACATGCCTAAATGTTTGGCAATATGCTCCATAGATTTGTTAGCATTTGTAAAATCACTGTCTTGCATAGCTTCACTGTACACTTTAGCTAGTCTTTCTAGAACTTTTTCTTTTGTCCACGTAATTTTAGTTACGGCTTCGTCTTGATACTCCTTGATTCGCTCCATAACCTTTTCATTCTTCATAATTACCCTAGCTTTAGCCCTAGTTCGTGCATCATTCTTGTCTGGTTGGTAGCCTGCCGCTAAATATGCCTTGACTTCGTCGCCGTGACCTGCAAACTCCATGCAGAATTTCTCTTGCATAGCGGTTAGTCCACGAAATGTAGGAACTTTTACGTTATTGTCTTCTGGTTTCTCTAACATTCTCTTTTTATACTCCTCTGGGTTGGTTTTTTGTATTCTTCTTAGTCTTCTGCGCTCTAATTCTTTCTGTATTTCTTTTAATTCTTCGCCCCCTCCATATATTCTCGCCTCTCTTTTAACTTTATACAAGTTAATTAACTCTTCTTCTGTCATTTTACCGTAGAGAATGTGTACTTTTTTCTTTGTCATAGCTTTAAATCTTTGAAGGGAGGATAATAACCCACAACTACCACTCCCTTCTCTTTACATACCAGTAGTCCAAAGCTGTAGGAGACGAATGGAGCTTCTAAACTTAGTTTATTAGGATAAAACTAAGCGGATGTAACTGGTAGAAATAATATAAACGACTAATTGACAATATGCAAGTAATTGTTTATGGTCTAGTTTTATGGAGATAGGAGAACTCAAATGTTAAAACCACAAATATTAACTGTATGGTTTAGTAACGAACATATTAACTCTAATTTTTTAGACCAAGATAAACCAATGTCTAAAGAAGAGTACAGTAAATTTATTGAATGGGCAGAACAGAACAATTACTATGAAAAAATTTCGAAAGTAACCCAACATTTTGTAAATAAATTTAGAGAGCAATGAGACCTGAAGAATTTTTATATAAGCCTATGGTTTTATTAGACCACCGTATTATGGAGTACCAATTCTGTATGCAAAACATACTAAACCCAAAAGGACACTATTTAGAATTTGGTGTGTATGAAGGTAAATCTATAAATTATTTAGCCAGTTTAAATAAGAAAGTAACATTTCACGGCTTTGATAGTTTTGAAGGACTACCCGAACAATGGTTCATGGGTCATAAAGTTATTGAGAAGGGTCATTTTGCTGTAAGTGAATTACCAAAGGTAATACCGAATGTGGTATTACATGAGGGTTGGTTTGAAGATACTGTACCTATCTGGAAGAAAGATCACAACAAGCATATATCGTTTATAAATATTGATTGTGATTTATATACATCCACAAAAACTGTTCTTGAATTATTAAATGATCAGATTGTTAGTGGTACATTAATACGGTTTGATGATTTGTTACCATCACCTATATCCCCTTATCCAAAATGGGAAGAGGGAGAATGGAAAGCTTTAAGTGAATGGTGTGTAAATTTTAAAAGAGAAGTTGTACCAATGGCCAGATCTTGGAAACAAGGTTGTATTATGAAAGTTGTGACATGATAAACACAAGTATTGGAAGAGCTTTTATTTATACATGTGGACATATAGTCATAGCAATGAATGTTGTTTACTGGTTGACTGGTGTTTCATTGTTTAAAGCTGGGTTAGTTGCTTTAGTAGAACCATGTATTAATGGATGTTGGTATTATATACTTGATAGATATTGGACAACACAAATGAAAGCATCAGATGGTTGAAAGAATTATGGATCCCAATAATATTAGGGCTGATCATTTAGAACGATACAACTTTGCGGTAAAGAAACTTGAAGAACTGACCGAACCAGACCACGTTCTTGATATTGGTTGTGGTATTGGTTATGGTTCTGTGATTATGCAAAACATGATGTCAAGCTGGGTAGACTGTATTGATAAATCTAAAGAGGCACACGAAGTATTTTTAAAATCGTATGATAACAAAGCTCCTAGAGTTAATTATATTCTACAAGATTTTACAAAGTTGAAGAAAGGATTATTACGAGATAGATATGATGCTGTTGTATCTTTTGAGTTTATCGAACACATACCACCAGACTTGGCACAAGGAGTCTTTGATTTAGCCGCGGAGAAATCAGATATATTCATAGTGTCATCTCCGAATGAATGTGTGCGCCCCCACCAACTACCACCAGTCAATGAGTTTCACTATAAGCACTACACCCCAGTCGAGTTCGAGGCTATGGGTAAACAAGGTGGGTTCACTGACGTAGACTTCTTTTGCCAAACTAGTGGTAAACACTACATGGTAAGACCCGGCCTAGAGCGAGGTAAGTTTATGATCGGTGTATTTACAAAGTCTAAAGTTTTTGGTAGGGGTATGGGTACCCTAAATTTAGAAGCAAGGGGCCATATTTGAAAATCTGCTCATTTTGTCTATGGTAGACACAATATATAAGAGCTGCTGCAAGGTGTAATTTTCTTTGTCCCCATAGCAAAAAAGCCTCCCCCCATTGCTAGGAGGAGACTCTTTTAAAAGTCAAGCTATTTATTTATTTAGCTAAACCTTTCTTAAGTTGTCTGATAACTTGGTTGACAATTTCTGATGTATCCAAGTTAGCCGTTGGACTACTAGCAACCCCATTGTTTGGAGTATCAGAAATTTTTCCAATTCCCTCACCATTAGCTAAGGCCTTACCTAAAATCATTACGCCTTGATAAATGATATTAGTCTTAGGCGTTTCAAGTTTGGTAAAAAACTTCTGCCAATTGGCGAATGTCATTCCTTTACCTAAAAGCGAACTATGGATAATTTCATTGTTCTTTAGTTGAGACCACGAAACAAATTCAAACTTTTCTGTTTGGAATTCCATAGCTTTTGCAAGGTTATTATGATTAATGGTATTCAGAAAAACTTTAGTGTTTCCTAAAGTATATACTTCATTGCCATTGTAGGACTCTTTTTTAAGAGTCTTACCATTCACACTATTAACGATTTTTATATCGTTTTTATTTTTAGTCATTTTTACATCCTTTGTAAAAGTTATTATTCTAATTTAGAACCATTCTAAACTAGCCGTGGAGACTAATCCACCATTTTAGCCTAACAGATTTTCAATAATAGTCAAATAATATTCAAGCCGACTCTTGAAAGCCTTGCTCACCGTGGCTTTCCGAGGTTGTTAATAATCGTTCTCATTAGGGATTCAAGGCTAATTATAAAATTTAAGATAAATGAATGTTTAGTATCATACGCAGAAGAGACGCATCACTATAACGCATTAACGCATTAACACATTACGATATACCCATAAGACACCAGGAATATATATAACACATTGTGCTGATAAACCATTATATATCAATAACATGTATTTAATTATGGGCAAAAAAAGGTGTTGCAATCGGTCGGAGTTTCGGTTAGTCTGAAATCATCGAGGAATTTTCCGAGAGTTTTGGGATATTTCTTGATTAATTATAATAACTTATACACTATTCTAAGGCATTCTATATTTCCTTCCCTTATCAGCTTTAGAATAGTGTACTAACAAAGGAGATAACTAATGGATATTTTAACTAAAGAAATACACGATGAAGCTATAGCAGAAGCTAAAAGAGTTTCACTAGAAAAGTATAACGAGTATGGTGGAGACACTCTAGCTTGTGGCTTTGCTTGGGTCTCGGCTTATGTCAAAGGAAACACTAGACTAGGTAAAAGCTTTAAGGCTTTAGGTTTTAAAAAAGACTATGGTAGTGCCTATCAACTATGGAATCCAAGTGGTATCGCAGTACAAAGTGTAGATATCAAGGAAGTTGGTGCTAGAGCTTATGTCAATGTGGTTCATAAATATTTACCACATGTTAACCTTTTTGCTAACTCAAAACTAGATTAAGGAGACAATGACGATGTTAAACAAGAAAAAGATACTATCTAAAACTTCCAAGATGCCTTGCAAGAGTATATCTTTATCAGCTTGGTTATGTAGGAATGGAGAAAAGCTATCCAAAGTAAAGGGTAGTGTGTGTAATGGTTGCTATGCTAGAAAAGGTTTCTACCATATGCCTAATGTAAAAGCAAAGCAATCACTGACACTAGAGTTTATGCAATCTAAAGAGTTCATTGCTGTAATGGTTGAACTATTACAGAAAGAAAAGTTCTTTAGATGGTTTGATAGTGGTGATATTCAAGACCTAGATATGGCAAATAACATTCTAGATATCTGTGAACAAACACCACATTGTAAACATTGGATACCAACCAAGGAGTACAAAGATTGGAAGACTATATTAAAATCCAGGTCTTTACCTAGTAATGTTGCTCTTAGGTTTTCAACACCAATGAATGACACACCACCACTAGAAAATGCACCACTAACCACGACTGTCTTTACAACTATGGATAGTCTAGGTATGAGGGGCTTCATCTGTGAGGCTAGTCAAAAAGACAAATACGAATGTGGCGACTGTCGTGCTTGTTGGGATACTAATATCAACAATGTCGCTTATGCTAAACACTGACAAAGGAGATAACTAATGCCAAAGATAGCAGTATATAGAAACTTACAAAAGAACTGTTTGTCTATTCAATCTAGAGAACAAGTGAGCTACGGATTAATTATCGGTTATTGTAAATCGATATTCCTTAAACGATCTAAGTTTGTTGTTAGAGAAAAAGGTAGACTAAGAGTTCTTAAAGAGGGTAGAAAGAATGTCCATGCTTTTATAGTAGGAGAATGCCCTAGCTTAGAGCAATGGAGTTGGCTAAAAGATATCACAATGGGTGGTAACCCTACGACTAAAGTATTCTACAACCCTTACAAATATTCAACCTTTGTGGATAAGGATGGCAACCCAGTCCACAAAGCGAGAGCCGTACTGGTTAATACTAACTATATACAAGCCGATATTACAAAGGAGAACTAATGAAACTAGAAGCATTTAAGATAGCATATCTATCTAACATATTAAAGAAATTCTGCACTAATGAAAGCCTACCTTTTATGAGTGCCGATGACTTATTACACGACCCAACAATAACTAAGACACCACTACAAACTAAGTGGTTGCAGTATTATTGTGAGTGGTGGAATGAGTGTATTATTAACCCACAAACAAAGGAGAAACATCATGGGTTTTAAACCACAAGAACTAAGACAAATAAGACAAGAGCTTGAGAAAGCTATTGATACACATCAGCAAATAAAGATGGCTCAGAATGGAGACTTAAACAAGTATGTCTTTGATATAGGTAACTGTAGTTACAGAGACTCTACGGCTACATTCCAACTTAAAGTAACCATCAAGGGTGCTAAGAGTGAAGAAAGAGTAGATCTTGAAAACAATGCAGACTACTGTGGACTTGACCTTAACAAAGAACATCCAGAGTGGATACTTGTAGGATACAATCGTAGAGCTAAAAAACATCCAATACTAATGGAAAGGAAAAGCAATGGTAAGACCTACAAGTTTGACCTTGAAAATGCTAGGAGATTATTTGGAAAGGAGGTAGCATAATGGAACTAGAAACATTAGGCGATAAGGTATCAGATATATTTGATGCCATCGGTCGAATAGAAATGAAGTTACAAGACATTGATGACAGAGTAAATGAACTGTACTCTAAGGTCAACGATGGTCAGACAGAGATCAGAGATGAGATTCACGATGTCTATGTGACTTGCGATGGTATAGATTCCGAAGTGAAAAACATTGAGGGATACTGTTCATCTATCAACTCGAACATCGACCAACTGAAAGACTGATTGACTTTCGCTAGATTAATTATATCATAGTTAGTCTAGTGGGGTAGTGTCCTTTTTTATATATCCTTTGTGGCACTATCCCACTAGCCTAACTATAACTCGGTGATAGTTAGGTGGTATAACCCACACCGAAAAGGAGACGACACTATGTCACACATAGGAAACGATGCTTGGTATGAGCAACAACAAGATACTTTCTTAGAGGACTATGGTTCTTTAATCAATGTTCTACAAGAGTATCATCAAGTTATGGCGAATCAATCTGATAAGTCAGAGAATGAGATATCATTTGAAGTTATCAAGGTAGCTTGTAAGCTATTTCCTAAATGGAAAAAGCTTTTACCAACTGACATACTTGAGAAAGCTATGGACTTTTACGATGACTACTTAGAATCTGGTGGTTTTCATAATGGTAAATATAAATCCGAAGAGGGAGAAGAGATTCTTCCTAGCTACTTTGAACCAAGGGATGTGTAACTATGGAATTTATTAAGGTACTCATATGGTGGACATCCACAACTGTCCTAATATTCTGGGCATTATATTCACTACTATTTGGATTAATATAAGGAGACACTATGCCAATTAGAAAATGGAATAAACTTCATGTCGTAACCCACAACGATATGTATCTAGTATCCGTAGGTGCTAGTCTATTAGGTGAGATAACTGAGTCATACGATAACCTACTTCGTATGCTTGGCACACCTAGAGATGAGAACACTAAGTGGGTGAGTTGGGGTTTACAGTTTGATACAAACCTCAGCTCTGTAATCACAATACATACACCAGACGAGGACAAACACATTGATGTTTGGGATCGTAAACGATGGTATGTAAGTGGTCACAATAAAACATACTATAAAAATTTCTTAAACAAGTTACATCAATTTAGAAAGGAGGCACTATGACAAAAGCTAAAAAAGAATATCGTTATGTCATAACTCAAACACTTGTCGAAGATGTATTCTTCTATGCCAAGAACGATGACGAGGCGAGACAAAAGATTCGTGATCAAGAATGGGGAGAGGGTAATGAACTTGATGAGTTTGAAAATACCATCACCGGCGAGGACTTATTCTACTGTCCAGATAGTGGTGAGGGTCACGAGGAGGTGGAGCTATGAACATATCTGATTTATTATGCGACTTATATGATATTAAAAGACAAGCCAAGTTACATAAGTTTGGTAGTCTTCCCAAAGATAACGAGGGTACAGAGACAACCATTAACGATTGTCTTGATAATCTCATTGAACAATTAGAAAGTGAGGAGGTAATATGACACATAAACTACTAGATTTATTTTCTGGCATCGGTGGGTTCTCTCTTGGTGCAGAGGCTAACGGCATACCAACTGTAGCCTTTGTAGAGAAAGACCCATTCTGTCAGAAAGTATTGCGTAAACATTGGAGTAACACACCAATCATATCTGATATTAGAACAGTGAAAGGAGAAGATTATGAAACAGATGGAGTTACCATTATCAGTGGGGGATTCCCTTGCCAACCATTCAGCCAAGCTGGAAAAAGAAAAGGGACAGATGACGACCGATATCTCTGGGACGAAACTCTTAGAGTCGTTGCCGAAACAAAACCAAGGTGGTTTATTGGAGAAAATGTTGAAGGACTTATTAACATCCAAGACGGTTTGGTTCTCAGATCGGTGCAAGACGATTTGGAAAGAGAGGGTTTCCAAGTCCAATGTCTTGTTGTTCCAGCTTCAGGCATCGGTGCTTGGCACCAAAGAAAAAGGGTCTGGATTATTGCCCACTCCAGTAGTGAGCGATCATCTTCACAACAAGTCGGAACAGATAGACAACTGGGGAAAGAGAGCGAAACAAAAGAAAGAACAAGGAATCAATCTTCACTTCGCACTTCGTCATCATGTTCAGATGTATCCAACACCATCGGCGAGTTGTCAGATGGATGTAGTGGCACCACCAGACACAGTAAATCAGAACTCAAAGGGATGGTCAGTAACGAGACTAAAAACAGGGACAAAGTTCGGAGCGAAACTGAACGATGTAGTGAACAAGCTACAACACGAGGGAATGTATCCGACACCAACCACTCAAGATTCCAGGATTGGGCCGAACAATGTGAAAGGCAATCAACATCGAGTCAAGAGAGGGAGTCCAGCTCTAGCCGACACAGTTCTGTTTCCGACACCGATGGCAAGGGACTACAAAGACATAGGGTTCAAACCAAGTTGGAAACCAAGGAGAGACAAGACAGTTCCGACCGAGGTTTTGAAGAACAACACACTTGGTGGCAAGTTGAATCCACAGTTCGTGGAGTTCCTAATGGGATATCCTACGGACTGGACAAAGGTAGAGTAGGTAGGATCAAGGCACTTGGTAATTCCATAGTGCCACAGATTGCCTATCAATTATTTAAATCAATAGTAAAGGTAAGCTAATGAACGATCCAAGAATCATACATTGCGAACAAGCAATGTATGACTGCCGTCACCAAGCACGAATGTGTAGGGTTGATGGTAATACTAACGAGGCTATGTGGTATGAGACACAAGCCGAACACTACGAAGAAATGCTACTGCAAGGTAGAGAATATGAACCACTATTTTAAGGAGACATAATGGATCCAGTATCTTTAATCATAGGTATAACAATGAACCTATATACTTTAAACAATATGGATTTCTTTCATCAACGATCTGCCAACAACAAGACTATGAACTGTCGTTGGGAATATGTTGGTAAGAAAAAACCAGACCCACAGAACCCAAGCCTCACACTCTTGGGTAATGTGTATTATAAACAACACTGTGTGAAAAAGGAGACAGACTAATGACGACATATGAAAAATTTGCCAAGAAATATTTTGGTCAACTAAAAGGTTATACCATAACTGATTTTAGATTAGAAGAGGAGGACGATATAGCTTTTCCTATCTTGATAATGAAGAAAGGAGATAGAACTATTGAGGTAGCCGTTAGCCAAGACGAAGAGGGTAACGGAGGTGGTCATCTATTTATCCCGGAGTCGATATGTTAACTAAAGAACTGTTTGCTTTATATCTCACGTTCTCTAGTCCAACTGGAGATCAAGAGAAGTTTGTTCGAGGAGTGCCTAACTGTGAGAACCTACAACCAATCGTTGAACAAGAGTTTGAACGATTGAATATTAATCGAGATGGAATAAACTCTGGACATATGTGTATCGGTTGGGAGTTCCATCTCATAAGACAACAAGCACAAAAACTGCAGCACAATAGATTAACGACACCACCACAACCACAAGTAACATCAAGACCTTGTGTTGTGCCAATAGAAAGGAGTGAGTAATGATTGAACCAGTGATCATTAGTTTTTGGATAGAGATAAACTCAAGACTTTATCACAAAACTATTACAAAAGTTTATAATGAATGTGAGCCTATAGTCACACAATTATATGAACAATATGAAGAGTCAGAACATAAACTAGTAGCCGTAAAGTGTGATACTTTCCAGGACTATAAAGCTAAGATGGAGTACTTCGATGACGAAAGGTAATGGCGAAGACATACAAGACGACAAGATTCTTACTGATGTAGAGATGGTCTATGCATTGGCTAAGATAAAACACTTCAAAGATGTGGTGCAAACAATATCAATTAAAAGATACTCTCAAGAAGAATACTTTGATGTTGTCGATGCAATCTTTGAAGATATATTTAACCCACTAAGTGATAAGGAGAAACAATAATGAAACTAGAAACTTTAAAACAAATGATGAGAGAAGTTATAGATCAAGTGCGAGAACATACAGATGTAGATGAACTAACTGACCAAGAGATTGGTAAGTTAATTGACTATGCAATGTATGAGATACTAAATCCACCAAAGAAATCGGCTAAAGATAGGATATTATCCAGAGACTTTGGACGATGGCAGTCTAAGGTTGTTGATCCAAAAGATGTACCATTTAAGAGTCAATTTAAAAACTCACATACAGTTGCTATCACTGATGACCGACCTTGCGATACTGAGGCACCAGATAATGTAGTGAGGGTCAACTTTAAATGACTGAATGTAAACGAGAGGGTTGTTCGCAGCCAGCTAAGAAAGTTTATTGTTCGATTAGTTGTGCTGCGAAAGTTAACAACAAGTTGTATGTTAAACGGCAGAAGAGTAGTCCAGGTCATTACCACTGCGCCTACTGTAATACAAAACACGATCGCCGTAGTAACACGATGAACAAGTATTGTGATAATGTCTGCCAACAAAAGCATCGCAAACATATTCGCAATGTAAGAATAGAACGAGATGAGAATATGGGTAGGTCTGTTGGTAAGAAGAGACAGATCATATCTTATCTCAAGGATAATAACCGATGGCATTGCAACCAGTGTGGGGCAACAGAAGAGGAGGCGCCAATGGAGTTCCATCATATCGATGGGAACCGTTACAACAACCGTCTGTCAAACTCGATGGTGCTATGCCGTAATTGTCATGGGAGGACACAGAACTTCAAGGCTAAAAATAAAGGGTGTGGTCACTATATATAGTTCTAATAGTTATCTATAGATACTAATAGTTATCTATAGGTACTAATAGTTATAAAGAGATACTAATATATTATATATAGAAGCTAATAGAACTATGATTAGATTAACATTAGACTAATACTAGACTATATATAGTCCCCCTCTGTATATGGGGATAGGCTATCACTGATTTCGAAATCTGGCAACCCCTTGACAAAAATAAATAGAGGAGATATTAATAGGGCAAGACCCGCAAAAATAATAAGGAGACGACTATGACAGTAAACCAAAACCCATTTGTAAGACACACCGCTTGTGAACAATGTGGATCATCTGATGCTAATGCTTTATATGCTGATGGCAGTCGGTATTGTTTCTCGTGCCGAACCTACACCGAACCTCCCAAGGACAAGACCCAACTTGAGGAACTGCTCGGAGATGACACAAAAATTCAAGCCGAAATTACTAAGATTATTTCTTTAGGTAATAGTAAACCAATACTCGAAAGAAAGATAAGTGAAAAGACTTGTGAGTTTTTTGGAGTAACTACAACTAACAGTGATAAACCTAATCTTTATAAACACCACTATCCATACTTTGATGATGAAGGTAATCACATCGCTACAAAGCTCAGAAGAGTAGTTGACAAATCATTTAGTGTAGAAGGTAAGACTGGTAAAGCCTTGTTGTTTGGCCAACAACTATTTAGTTCTAACAATTCTAAAATTATAACTATCTGTGAGGGTGAGATAGATGCCTTGTCAATCTATGAAATGATGTTGCCTAAATCTTATCCAGTGGTCAGTGTTAGAACTGGTGCAGCTGGAGCTTTCACCGATTGTAAGAAACAATACGAATATATAAACAGTTATGAAAAGATATACCTATGTTTTGATAACGATGAACCAGGTCGTGAGGCTAGTAAAAAAGTAGCCGAACTATTTCCTCCAAAGAAAGTACACATAGTTAATCTAGGTTTAAAAGATCCAAATGATTATTTAGTACAGAATAAGAAGCATGATTTTATGACTAGATTTTATGCTGCACAAACATATACACCAGAGGGTATTATACTTGGTGAGAATACATGGGATCTTATTGCTAATGAAAAGGTAATCGAATCAATACCTTATCCGTGGGATGGTATGAATACTATGACCTATGGTATGAGACTCGGAGAGTTATGTACCTATACTGCGGGGTCTGGGATAGGTAAGTCTAGTGTAATGAGAGAACTAGCTTATCATATAATAAAGAACAGTAATCATTCAGTTGGTTGTTTATTCTTAGAGGAATCTGTTGAACGAACAACCAAAGGTATCATGTCTGTACATGCCAACAAACCACTACACCTACCATTCTGTGAATCAACTATGGAAGAGAAACGTACAGCATGGGAGGCTACTCTTGGTACAAACAAGATAAGAATGTGGGATCACTTTGGTTCCACCGATATCGATAACATTATATCTAAAGTACAGTACCTAGCTAGTGGATTAGATTGTAAGTTTATTATACTTGATCACTTGACTATGATTGTGTCGGCAATGACTGGTGACAATGAGAGAAGAGCAATCGATAGTATAATGACACGACTCAGAACTTTAGTCCAAGAACAGAACATACATCTAATGTTGGTATCTCATTTAAGTAGACGAGCCAGTTCTGATAGTGGACACGAGGAGGGTGCGATAGTTAGTCTGTCACAACTCAGAGGTTCACACGGTATTGCGCAACTCTCTGACTTTTGTTTCTCATTAGAAAGAAATGGACAAGCAGAGGACATGGAGAAGAGAAACCAAACTACGGTTCGTATATTAAAGAACAGATTTAGTGGAGAGACTGGACCATGTTGTTGGTTACAATGGCATAAGGATAGTGGTCGCTTGACTGAAATATCTAACCCAAAATCTAAAGACAACGATGACTTCAGGGAGGTGAATGATGGATTCAAAGTTTGACACAGTAGTTCTAGACATAGAAACAGATAGTCTCAATGCTACTAAGATACATTGTATATGTGTCCAGGACTATGCTACTGGAGAACAGAAAGACTTTATACAAGAGCAAGGATGTCAAGAGTTCAAAGAGTTTCACAACCATGAACGTAAATACATTATGCATAATGGTATAAGCTTTGACGGCCCAGTATTAGAAAGACTTCTAGGTATCACAATACCTTTAGAAAATATTATTGATACACTTCTTATATCACAGATGATCAATGCACACATAGATGGTGGTCATAGTTTAAAATCTTGGGGTAAGAAACTAACACGAGGTGGTAAGCTAGAGTTCAAAGACTTTGAAGAATACTCAGAAGAGATGCTCAAGTATTGTCAACAAGATGTACATGTCACTCGTAAACTAATGCAACATCTAGCGCCAAAGATAACACGGTTCAGTGTTGATAGTGTACGTATGGAACATCGCATCAGAAGAATCATAGACCAACAAGAGAAGAATGGATTCTATTTAAATATAAACAAGGCACATGATTTGTTAGAAGAGTTGAAGACAAAGTCAGAAGATTTAAATAAAGATTTACAAACTATCTTTCCAACAATCTACACCCCACGATTTCATAAGACAACCAACAAACCATTGAAGGATCACGTTGATGAGTTCAACCCTAGTTCTCGTAAACAAATAGCAGAACGATTGCAAAAGAAATATGATTGGGTGCCAAGCAAAACTACACCAACTGGTCTACCAGTTATTGATGAGAAAGTTTTAAAAGAGTTGGAGTACCCAGAGGCTAAGATGATAGCTGAGTATCTGTTGTATGAGAAACGTGTATCACAAATTAAATCATGGTTAAAGAATGTTAAAGATGATAGTCGAGTACACGGTAGAGTTATCACACTTGGTTGTGTCACATCTCGCATGAGTCACTATGGTCCTAACATGGCACAAGTACCAGCAAGTTACTCTCCGTATGGTAAGGAGTGTCGGTCACTATGGACTATAGAAAACCCAGACAAGTATTGTTTAGTTGGTTCTGATGCCAGTGGTCTAGAGTTACGATGCTTTGCACATTACTTAGAGAACCCAAAGTTTACAGAGCAAGTGGTTGACGGAGACATACACACCTACAACCAAAACATTATAGGATTAAAGGATAGACCAACGGCGAAGACTTGGGTCTATGCATTTATCTATGGAGCTGGAGATGCCAAGCTTGGTCAGATAGTTGGCGGCGATACAGTTGCTGGTCTTGCTAGTCGTAAACGATTTATCAATAAAGTTAAAGGTATGAAGACACTGACAAACAATCTTATTAATTTATTACGACAACGGAAGCGCAAGTATGGAGAGTACCAATTGGTTGCACTTGATAAAAGAATTCTACTTGCTCGATCTATCCACTCCAGTTTGAATACACTTATTCAAGGAGCGGGTGCAATTATATGTAAGCAAT